TGAAAGATGAATTTGATTTCGGAACTAAGAGATTAGATCGATTCAAAAAAAGATTCAATGATAAAACAGAGTGTTTAGAAACAGGAAATGTGACATGGATTGATATGATCGAGCAGGTCAGAGAAGAAAATAACATTAAATTAGATCTGAGAAAGAATGATGTAGTGATGGCGTGGAGGAAAAAATAATGGTAAACAAGAAAGAATTTGAAGGTTACATCTGTGAGATCACAGGCAAGAGAATCAATGAGATGAAGTTGTGTCCGGACAAGCAGCAGAAGTTAAAGGTTCGGATCAAGTGCGATAAGGGTTGCATTTATTGTGAGAAGGAAGTGATTGATAATGACCGATGAAGAAAAAAGAATGGTAGAATTTAACAACTACATAGATGGTCTGATTGAATTTATGAATGGGGAAAATGATGACTTTGAACCGATTCCGATACCAAAAGAAGTTGATGATGAAATGCAGAAAGATCGTTTCTATTAATTGTTAAAGAAAGTTAAGGAACAACTAATATACCAATTAATACATCAACTAATGGAACAATACAACAGTTGATGTATCAACCAAGAGATTAAGGAGAAGAGAATATGAATGAACAGATCATAATACATTTAGACAATTCGACTGAAGAAGAAAGAGAACAGTTTACAAAACTGTTAGGCAAAGCGAGTGAAGAACCGAGCAAGGAAAGTCGTGTGTGGAAGCCTAAAAAAATAGACCAATATTATTACATAAACGATTTTACCGATGTATGTACAGATACTTGGCAAGAAGCCGGTGCTGATTATAAAAGATTTAAAATTGGGAATGTATATAAAACGAGAGAGGAAGTGTGCTTTGCATTAGAAAGAGCAAAGGTAAAAGCAGAACTGAAAAGATACGCATTAGAGCACAATGATCCCGAAAAGGAAGCATGGAATAATGACAACGGTCATTATATGATTGCGTTTAATCATAGAGTAAATGATCTTTTTATAACACGGGGATATTACATAGAAGAAGAATCAGCTACATGTTTTACATCAGCTCCTATTGCTCGTGACGCAATTGAAGCGGTGGGAGAAGAAAGAATCTTAAAATACATTTTCGGTGTAGAGGTAGAAGAATAATGGGCAAAGTCAGACAACGATTAGGAAAAGCCTATATCCACACAAAAGAAGAATCCATCCAGAGTATTATCATCGATGCTCTGGTAGATCACGGATATGACGTGGATGTTGAGGTTACAGATAACGGAACAGGAAACGAAGTAGTATCATGTGAGATTTACGATGTGGGGGGGGCAGTAAGAAATGATAACAACAAAAGATGCTGTAAAAGTATTAAGTTTAACACTAACAATCGCATGTTATGGAATTTATTTTTATTCCGACCGAAAAAAAGATTGCTATCAAGCTATTAAATTTTTGATACTGGGATCAATCATGCAGAATGTAACATTCCACTTGGAATAAAGGAGCGTTAAGAATATGGGAAAGACAATAGAGAAAATAGAAAGAGCGGCGAAAATGCTAAATGGACGACACATGCCGAAAGCATATGAAGTATACAAACACTTTAAAGGAAGTTTGTACGTTGTTATTACAGTGGCTCGTCATACAGAAACAAATGAATTATTTGTAATATATTCAGATATAAGAGAGATGCAGAGAATGTATGCTAGGCCATTAGAGATGTTCATGAGCGAAGTGGATCATGAAAAATATCCAGATGCAAAACAAAAATACAGATTTGAAAATATGATGGAGGGATAATTTATGATCATTGGATTTTTGAGCGGATTATTTATCGGATCAGTTGCAGGAGTGGCAGTAATGTCACTCTGTAGTGCAGCGAAAGAGAGGGATGAGTTATGACAATAACAGAGAATCTTACAGGTGTCGTGAAAGAGGATCATGAGAGAGTGAAGACAGTAACGGACATTCTGGAAGAAGTTAGAACTGAGATGTGTGATGGTTATTGCGTATATCCAAGAATAACGCCGAATGATTATGAAAAATATAAAAGGATATGCGATGAAGAATGTCCACTGAACAAATTATAAGGAGTGATACATAAATGGGATATCAAGATTGTCCATGTTTCAAGTGTGATCATGGTGGAGAAAGAGAAAAACGAGTTGAATGCCGAAGAAAGTGTACTGAATTTACTGCATGGAAGTTAAGCATGCAGGCGATCAGACAGAAAAAGAAAGAAGATAAAGACAAATACTATTCGACGACCAAAGGAAAGCTTTACAAAAGAAACCTGATGAAGCAAAAAGGTGGAAGAAAGATATGGTAGATCCATGCAAGGCCTGTGCAGAGATAATCTGCATGGGCATTTGTGCCGATCGGGCGCAATACAAGCAAGAGTATCAGGAGATGGCGGATCGGATAAGGCAGCAGATAATAAATCGTAACAGGAGGGGAGAACGTGGACAAGAACGTACTGATCCAATATTGTGACATGAAAGAAGAAATTAAAGATTTAAGGAGAAGAATCACAGAGACTGAAAAGCAGATCTTCAGAATTGCAGAAGAAGGAACGGTAAAAGACACAGTAAGCGGTGGCATGGGTGGAATACAGCATTTTGTGGTGGAAGGTATGCCAGTACCAGAACTTAGCAGAAAGAGGCTGCTGCTTAATAAACGAAAAGCTATGTTGATCGAAAAAGAAAATGAACTTCTGGAACTCATGAATCAAGCGGAAGAATATATAAATAGCATTGAGAAGAGCGAACTAAGAATGATGTTTAGATTTTATTACATTGATGGCATGACGTGGCTGCAGGTAGCACATAAGATGAATCAGTTACACCCTAAAAGGCGAGTAGCTTAT